CTTAATTGGTTATCGGCATTGTTTACAAATGCACGAGAATTAATTGGAAAATTACCTCCAGCTGCGGTTTCTAAATCTTTATACAGATTACCAATAATGGTACGCCGGTCATTGTCTATACCTTTGTAGGTATCAATAACAATTTGACCAAAATCAGATGGTTTAGAGCCTGGCAAATCAGGCGCAGCACGGTCTCTGATAGCAGATAAGTTTTCAATTAATGCTTTGTTTGTTTCACCCATGCGGTATGCAATATTTTGCAATTCGCCACGGCGGTTTAACTCGTTACTAAGCGCCACTAAATCGCCAGTAGCTTGGCCACGGGTCAGGTAAATAGGCGTTGGTAAACTTAGAGCCTGTACATGGGATTCTAAAGCTGGCAAGTTAATACGGTTAATTGGTATATTTCTAACCTCATTTTGCAATTCTGTTGGTAATGCATCAATAGCTGCCCTAATTGCTACAGGGTCACGCCGGCCAGCTGCGCCAACACTTGCTAAACCTGGCAGTCCTGGCGGGTCTTGCTTAAATTGCGGAGCCGTTCCCTCAACAACCGCCTTAACATTTTCGTACTCTTTAGCCGACATTCTTGGCTTGCCCTCTGGTTTAGGAGGAGGCAATCGTCCCGCAGCTGTAACCGCAGTTAACTCTGGGGCTAATACTGGTGGCAGTTTTGTAGCCTCAAATGCCTTGCCAACTGTTTGTACCATTTCTTTGCCAGCTTCTGTACGGGGTACATAAGTTCCAGCTTGCATTCTTGCCTTAAACACATCTTGGCCAACATTTGGTTTGCCGGTAATCCGCCCATAGATATCAGAACCTAATTGTTCAACAGCTGCGATTGGGGCAGTCACCGCGCCCGTAGCTAGGGTTAAGGCAGTTTCTACAGGGGCATCCATTAAAAATTGTTTTACATTGCGCACTTTGCGTTGTTGGGGTTCTTCAATTACGCGCCCAAATGCGTCTTTCTTAACCACCTCTGGAACACCAGCAACCAAGGTTTCTTTTAGTTTTGCCTCTTGCGATATATCACCCATTACTTGAGTGTTTTTTTGTTTTTCGTATTCTTGTTTAGTAGCACTCAAAGCGCCAAATAAATCAGTTGCCTGAGTTGCGGGTTCGGCTTTTTGTTCTTTTTGATATTCTTGTTTGGTAGTTTTTATGGCATCAAATAAACTACCAAAGCCAATACCGCCTTTAGATTCTGTGGCTGCCATTGCAGGTTGTATGCCTATACGCTCAAAAAATGCTTGACGGCTGGTAATTGGTAAATTATTAAACTCGGCTGGATTAGATAGCACTCTTTCTAATGGACCAGTATTCATTGGCGCATTACCAAAACTAATGCCACGGGCAATTTCTAATGCCCTATTTCTAGCATCCTCGGTTAGATTTTCATGGACAAATGGATCGCTCATCGTTTTTGCCTTGGCAATGTACCGGTATTAGCAAGACTTTCAATGTTTCGAGCCTTTCGCTCAAACTCATTTAATGCCTCTAAGTTTGTTGGTTTAATTTTATTGTAAGCAGTTATTTTTTCTTGAGGCGTTAGTCTGTCTGACGCAAATATTGCCATTGCTTCGTAAACCCTAACATCTTTGTTTTCGTCCCACGCCGCTTTATAACCCCTTGGCAGATTAGCTTCAGTAAGTCCAAGTTGTAAAAACTTGTTTGCGCCTTTTGCCTCTAACATTGCGCCGTAAGCCTCTCCACGCAATTTGGTTGCTATATTTTTTAATATTTCAGGCGGGTATACCTCGTTACCCGTTGCTTGAGATACCAAAGCGGTTGTTGCATCGGTCTTGCCACCAATGGCTTGATTGGTTGCAATAACAAGGTCAGCAATTTCTTTAGACAATAATTTGTAATCTGCATCACCAATAGCTGCTCTTAATTTAGCTTCCAACTCGCCAGGTTTACCAGCTTTAAAATCCCTACTAGATTCAATTTTGTTAATTGTTTGCAATACTCTGTCTACTCGATCAAGGCCTGTTGGCGCAGTTGATCCAACGGTAGATAGGTTTTTAATATAGGCTTGGCCTTCTACAGTTGCTGATTCTTCGCCAGGAGCAAATGGGCGAATATCACCCGCTCTGCGTACTGGGTATGGCAAGGCAAAGCCAGGGTCGTTTCTAGGCGCAACCATGTCAGCGCTAGTAACACCCTTAGGGGTAGCTCCAACCTGTGGTGCTGCTGCCGGTACAACTGCAGCCGGTCCTACGGCTGCTGGTGCTGCTGGTGCTGCTGCTGGCGCTACTTCAGGCTGTACGATGTTTGCTGGCGTTATTGTCGCAGGACCAGTACGCAAGAAAGCTGGCGCACCACCAACGGATGTTAATTGAGGTGTTTGTAATCCTTGTTGGCCAGTAGCTCCAATCTGAGATTGGATTACATTGTCAAAATATTGGGGCAGTTTTGCAGGATTGCGGACCGCAATTGACATACCCATCCGCATTAAATCATCAACCCGTTTTTCAGGAATTCCAATAGCTACCGCTTTTGATCTAATCTCTGACATTGCATCTATGGCTTGATCAGGGTTTCCGCTAATAATTCTTGGGTCATTTCGATAACCACCAACCAAAGACATAATCCCCGCAGTTTGGTCTTTATTTAAAGAAAATTGCGATTGTTGCGTTTGTGTTTTAGCTTGCTCAACTAACTCAGGGAATATTTCCCGCTCACGCTGGTATGCCTGCGCACTACGAGCCATATTGACCATTTCCGGCAATGTCATCATTGCCGGTGGTTTTCCGCTTAATGAGATGTCTGGTTTTATATTAACTGCCATGATTAGCCTTTTCTTTCTTAATTAGCCCGGGCCGGTTGTTGGCAATCTAGCACCGGAAGGGTTATAGAATTGCTGCGTATTTAAAGATGAAAGATTACTTCCATATCCACCAGGTGGAGCAACTGCTGGGTTTTGAGGCCTCATAAATTGATTAAGTAAATATGCATTAGTAGCACCGCCAAACCCTCCAGCAAGAGCATTTGCTGCTCCAACTGTACCAGCTGCTTGTGCAGCAGCGCCACCAGTTATTAATCCAGTTTGTCCAGCTGCAAAGTTTTGGCCAGCTTGAACTCCTGTGTTAACAGACTGTTGACCCATTCCAGCAATATTAGCTAAAGTGTTGTAAATATTGCCACGCTCAGTCTGGAATCGGTTAAATGCGTTGCCATACTCAGTAGATGCTAGGTTTTGACCATAATCAGTCAGGGCGCGCATGGTATTACCGCTAATTGCACCGCCACCAATATTAGCTAAGCGCTCGGTTGCCTGAGTTCCCAAGCGCTGGCGAAACGCCATACTAGGGTCTAAATATTGACCAAATTGTTCTGGTCCAAATTGAGAAGTTAAAAACGGCTTCATCCGCTCAATGTCTTTAAGGGCGGTGTAACCAACTTCTCTGTATGGGCCTAAATCCTCTCTGGATTGCTCATACATGGCCCGTTCTTGGTCCATAGCGTCAGCAGCGGCTCTAGCTTGAATACCTGCCGCATCTTTGGCGGCTCGTGATTGCATAATGCCGCTTCCAATAGAAACGGCTGCCATAGTACCGGTGACTGGATCAGGCATTCTCAAACTCCTTTACATAATCTTCATAAGTCTCGCCATATAATTTGGCAACATATTCGGCAGCGCCTGCTGCCCCATCAAAACCGTGGACTAAGCGCACCACTTCCAATATTAAGTCGTAGTACGCAGCCCGCCACATATAGGCCTTGTGTAATTGTTCTCTATTATCTTCCAATTTGTTAGCGCCAATCCACTTCAAAATAAGAATACTGACTAAAGGCAGTAAATTATGGGAGTTACTTTGGAAAAAATGGTTTTGGGGTAATTCCACCATAACCTGATAAATTACTTTTTCTTTCTGTTTGGGCTCTACTGGGTCATCATCGCGCCAATCGTCTAGGCCTTGAATGACCCAAAAGAAGTCTATAAGCCATCTTTGCGCAGCTGGTGGCAGATTAAGAGGAGCGAGTAATTGTTCGTTCATAGGTTGTAATAGGGAATTCTCTTAGATTCGCCGTTTACAGTTACTTCAATAAACCCCTCTGGGTTTGCCGGTAAACTAGCCGATCCAGCCGTGGCCGTAGATGCGCTAGAAAAGTTTAAAAGGTTTAGCAAAAACAACTGCCAGGCGCGAGTTGGCCGTCCCGTATCATCAATTAATGGGCTAGTTGGCAGCCGTTGGTTTTGCGGTGTAGTCATTAGTTTTCTCCAGCCTCGGCCTTTAAGTTTGCAGAAATAATAACTGCCTTAACGGGGTCAGAAATGGATACTTCAAAAACCTTATCACGGGAAAATCCTAACCGCCGCCAAATAGCACGATTTAAGTATTTTCCTTGTTTTCCAATGGTTGTCCAATATTCATTAGACCAAGTTGATCCGCCGTCATTAGACCAGCGCAACATAGCTTGCGGGTCCTCACCTTGGCCAGTAGACAATCCAACGCCTGGCTGGAATTGAATCTGCAACTCATGGAAATACTGGCGCTGCAAGTCGCTTGTAATGTGTGGGGCTCTACGAATCCGGCGAATTGGCTGGCCATCGTCTGTGTAATAGTTACGGCTTAATTGATAAATCTTGCCGTTTTCGTAATCCCCAACCAATACCTGTTGATTAAAGAATGCGCAGCAATTGCCTCGGTGGCGCTCGTATTCGTTCTGGTTATTACGATACAACCATTTATGCCATAAGCCGGTAGTGTTGTCATACGCCCAGGTTAAGCCGTTATCTCCAATGGAGGGAAAGGTCACCACATAGACTTCATGGCCTTCAAGCTGATAAGTCCACGCTATCGCATTAGACACATTCTGATTCACTAAGGTTGTTTCTACCGCATGAGTCGATATTCTCTCTGGAAAATACCCATTCATACGCACAATCATTGCCTCGCCGCGATTGTTTTTTGAGACATACGCAAATGAATTACCCATCCTAGACATAGAATATTGCGCTGCAATACCTTGCTGGGTGGATGTACCAGGAATCCTAGTAAATGGGAATGGCACCGCGCCTGAATTAATCCAGACCTCGGAGGACATTTCGCCTAATAAATAGACTTCTCGGCGGTCAACAATAATGGACACTAGGTCATCTGGTGAGCCATCCTTACTGGCAAAGGATAGCGGGTCGGTAATAGGGCTCAGTAAGTCCGAGGCCGCCCAAAGTTGCGAGTCAGGTTTGTTATAAACAAAGTAATTGTCGGTAATATCAACCGTTCCTCCGCCTTGAAATGCTCCATCTGTTGCTGGCAATACAGTCCAGTTCAAAGAATAAAACGGCTTTGCCACGGTTAACGCTCTAACTGTAATAGACCCAACGGTTTGCGAATTATTGATGGTGTAAGTTCCCGTGGCACCAGTTCCTGTTCCCAAAGCAATAATTACCGTATTATCTGCAATGCCAACGCCTTTAATCAGTTGTCCAACAGATAAAGTTCCGCTAGTAACCGCAGAAACAGTTAAAACATTTGTTGTAATTGATGCAGTTACTACAGCTGCGACAGGCGCTGCAAATATCGTTGATGATCCAACAGTTTGCGAATTGTTAATATTGTAAGTGCCAATGCCACCAGTTCCTGTGCCAAGACTTGTAATTAATGTATCTGCAGAAACCGTTGAACCATAAACATAATCTCCGTTTGCAATTACACCTTCATCAACGGCGGTTACTGTTAATACTGTGGTTGCAATGGATGCCGTAAATTTTGCATCATAATTTAAATTTTGTGCTGCGCTGACTGTGTAAGTCCCAACCCCACCTGACCCTGTGCCAAATGCGGTAATAATTGTCCCATCTGTAATTCCCGCAGCCTCTATTGTTTGCCCAATTTGCAAAGTTCCGCTAGTAACCGCAGTTACTATTAGTGTTGTGCCGGCAATTAAACCGCTAAAAATAGCTGGCGCTGCAGTAGAGTTAATGCTGGTGGATGCAACGGTTTGGGAGTCGCTAACCGTGTAAGTTCCGGTACCACCAGTTCCCGTTCCAAGGGCGGTAATCACAGTATTTTGCGCAATATTGGCACCAAAAATAGCTTGGCCTACAGCAATGGTTCCGCTCAAAACCGAGGTAACTGTTAAAGTTGTCGTTGCTATTGATCCAGTAAAAGTGGCTGCAGAGGGATTAGAGATAAACCAGCAATACCGATATGTTTCATCCACAATATAGACATTCACGCCGTTGTCCACAATCCCGACCAGTCCGGTAGAAGTGTTCATCTGGCCAATCATTTTGGGCGTGTAATCCGACTCCATTACATATACAAAGTCACCGCAGACAGTAACTACCTGTGTCCCGCCTGACAGAGTACGAATACCTCGCACTTCCTCTTGGTTGGGCAAAATGGCTACGGTTTCAAGTCCTGGCGTTGGATAAAGCGCCATAATGCCGCGGTCACCTTGCGGCTTAGTAGGGTCTATTTCAGGATAAAAATTGATGCATTCTTGGGCATCCTGATAAATAGATGGTGCCTCGTAAGCTGCGCCAACAAATCCAAAATCTGGCATTAAAAGCCTCCAGACAGAATCCAGCCAGCGTCTGCTCTCTTACCTACAATTAATGAATCCTCAAACCGCGCCACCTGCATGGGTTTCATATTGTTGCGCTTAATGGTTGCCTTGGCATGACTAGCAAAGCCGTTAATCATTTGTATTTGCGTTGGGCTGGCTTTGCCATACATCGGCATTAAACGCTCTGCTAAACACCATCTGAGGGCCATTAAATAGCCCTGTGGGATAACTATCTCATCATTGATAGTGGTAAAGCGCTGAAATAAGGTATCCGCAAAGATATGCATCTCGCCTTGGGCTGGATTAGGCCATACAAAAATGGTTCCCAAAGCCTCGCTTGGCTGGTAGTACAGGGCGCGGGGCCAAGGGCCATTCAAGGTCTTTAAACCAATCATTTCATAGTTTTCTAAGTTAAGAATGGTTATGGGGTAATCAAGTCCACCATTCACAATAGGCTGACCATTAGAGTTAGTGTTTACCCTTACAAATGCAGAATTAATAGAAAGAGGGCGCTCGTAATAGGCGCTAATCGTTGTGCTGGCCACGGTCTGCGAGATGTTTACAGTATAGGTTCCATTGGAGTTAACATTACCGCCCGCTCCAGAACCAAAGCGCGTAATCTTGGTGCCAGCAGAAACACCAGAGCCAGTTAAGGTCATACCTAGAGCAATTGCGCCAGCTGCTACATTAGTAACAGTTAAGGTTGTGCCGCTGATTGAGCCGGTAATAGTACCGCCAATTTGACCCCCAGCGCCAATGGTATATTGGGTTTGGCCACTTGTTAGGGTAAATATAATTTCGGTCTTATAAAAGACCATCATCTGCTCATTCGACCATTGGTCGCACATATCGTTGAGCATATCAAATGCGTCTTGCGAATCCGCAGGCGCAGGAGTTTCACCAGCCTCCAGAGCCCCAATATCCTTAAGGGCGCGAGAGATGATGTCGATTGGTTGTGTCATATCGTCACCTTAAATGTTTCCACGGCCCAGGGCAGTTTAGTTGTTGCAGCGGAACTAAGCGCATCCAGTTGCTCTTGTAATCTGTATTTTATAAGATGTTTGTCATTTTGGGTAGCATCTAAATCGAGCCAATAAATAACCTGGTGTTCGGCTGTATCCTCATCTACCATGTGCGTAGTAAGCATTTTCCAGTTACCCTCTGTTTCTACAGAATGTTTACCGTCTGTGGCCTTGCACCAATATTTAACGGATTTAAGCGCCCCATCAATGATTAGGGTTTCTAGTATTTTCCATTCGTAATTTGTCATGGTTTCGCTTTTAATTCTGCGATTTCTGCTGTTTGTGCTTCTACTTTAGCGTTGAGTTCTTGGATTGCGGATGTGAGAGTTGCTACTAAGAATGAAGTATCAATACCTTGATGAACAGGGTTGCCTTCTTCATCAACAGCGTCTTTTTCACCAGTAACGCAATCAGGTACTACCGCCTGTAGTTCGTGTGCAATAAAGCCTTGGCTTGTTTCGCCTGTTGATTTCCATGTATAAGTTACAGGTTTTAACTGTGTCACCTTTGCCAACGCACCTGTCATTGGTGCAATATTTTCTTTTAGGCGATAGTCTGATGAGGTGTTATAGGCAGTATTAGTTGTTGTTACAGAAATAGTACCTACATTAGTGCTTGATCTATAAAAGTTAATAATATTTGTGTCAGCAGTTGTATTTAATAGAAAGGGCGTACCGCCCCCAGTAGTGGAAATAATAACTTGCATACTCCCACCTGTACCATTTGGAATAGCTCTAAAACCCTGATCAAAACTAGATGTACTTGTAGTGCCAACCAAAAAACGACCACCAGATTCAATACGCATTACTTCAGTACCACCTTCAGAAAACGCCATGGTGTCTGCGGCTGGAAAGAATATACCTGTATTTACATCTCCAGTAGTTGTAATAACTGGCAATAACGCTGTTCCAGCCGCCGCTACAAATTGGGCATCTGCGTTAAACCTAGCAACTTCAACACCACCTTCAGAGAACGCAATTGTGTCAGCAGCAGGAAAGAACATACCTGTGTTGGTATCGCCTGTAGTAGTAATGGCTGGGTCTGATGCTGTGCCAGCAGAGAATGTAGCTACACCGCTTGCACCAATAGTAGTAAATAAACCAGTATTAGCTGTCGTTGCTCCTACTGTGCCGTTTAATGCTCCAGCAAAGCCAGTTGAACTTAAAATTCCAGTTGATGGATTAAATTGCAGCTTAGTAGAACTGACATTCTCTGTTGTAATAGTGCCTGTTGTAACATCGGTAAAAGTAATGTACCGGGTTGCGTTGGTAGTTGTATCGTCAACAATACCTAGGCCAGATGCATTGGCCTGCCAGGTTGGAGCAGATGCGCCATTCGAGGTCAACACATATCCAGCAGTTCCGGTAGTTCCGGCCAAAGAAATCGTGTTGTTTACCCTTAAATCTGTGAATGTACCCGCCAGCGGCGTTGTTCCGCCAATGGCCACATTGTTCATGGTTGACGCGGTTGTTGGGTTTACCGTCAACGCGCCCGCAGGGGCAATCGAGACAGTTCCAGTACCAGTTGGGTTTATTTGAATAGCTGAATTAGCGCCATTCATATTGATTGGGCCATCTATGGTGACATTAACGCCGCCGCCGCCTCCCCATTGCAAACAATTAGACCCGCCGCTAGTCCTTAACGCTCCACCGCCTGATCCAGCGGCATCAAAATTAGTGCCTACAAAGCCAGTAGTTGCGGTAATGGTTGTGCCGCGAATTGTGTTTGCAGTTGTATTACCAATGGTTGGGGGCGCGGATAAATCTAATGTGCCGCCTAAAGTTAAGTTTCCGCTGCTTGTTACAGTCCCAGACAAACTAATACCAGATACCGTTCCAGTACCGCCTACAGAAGTTACCGTTCCAGCCGATGAAGTTGCCCAGGTTGGCACTCCGCCTGCAACTGTTAAAACCTGACCAGTTGATCCAATTCCAACAAAAGTAGTTGCGCCGGCACCGCTTTGATATGGGACTGATCCAGTTGCGCCACCTGCAATATTAGTTGCCGTGGTAGCCGTTGTAGCCGTGGTTGCAGTTGTTGCGGTGGCTGCGTTACCCGAAATTGATCCAGTAATTGTGCTGCTGACAGTTAGGCCTGATAGGGTTCCAACCGTGGTAATGCCAGAATAAGAACCTGAAATACGGGCAGAATCAATCGTTCCCGATGTAATCGCAGAGGCCGCAATTGCAATGCTTGTATTGGTTGCGCTAGTAATCTGGCCTTGGGTGTTAACCGCAATGGTCGGAACTGTACTAGCAGAGCCATAAGTAGCTGCAGCAACGCCGGTATTGGTAATGCTAAAGATGTTAGCTGCTAAGGATAATCCAGTTCCTGCGTAATAGGTTCCAGAAATACTAAAGTTAGACCAAGTAATAGAGGTTGTTCCAAGAGTACCGCCTGGCTGGATTGGACAATACCATGCCGTCCCCGCTTGAGTTCCAGACTCAATAAATACTAAGGCAGAAACTAAATCATCCCAAGTATCTGCGTCAGGAGCCCGACTCCATGCACCAGTTGCTGCAACATAAATACCATTTTGCGATTGATCGGTTTGATTCTTGACCAATACTCGTTCACCGGCAACAACCGAAACACCGTCTATGGATTGCGCACCGGATAGGGTAATGTTTGTGGATAGGGTTCCAGCAACAACAGGCTGTTTCCAAGAAATACCAACAATTGCCGAATCAACATAGACTTTGTTTGTTAAATCTAAATTGCCTACTGGCGCGTTAACACCAGTTGCGGTTGTAAACGCCGCAGTTGAAGGGGTTGTTGCACCAATAGTAGTGCTGTTAATCGTACTGTTAGTTATGTTTACCCCATCTAAATTGGGGTTTATAGGGGCATAAAACGGCGTTCCAGCAGGTCCAATTAAGTTAATACACTCATACGGCGGCAAGGGCTCAAAAGTCCCCTGGACCGGCACTATATTGGTTGTTATAGTCTTTGCGGTGTCGTTGGACATGGTAAATCCCTTATTCGTTGGCCACGAGTGTCAAATAGAGCGAGTTTGTGCCTGACGAAATGGCTTTAATGAATACATTGGGTGCGCCGCAATCAATAATGACCGGCAAAAACATACCAGGAGCCAAAACATACGCCCCGCTACCGCCAGATGCTGCAATTGCTGGGGTGTCCATATTGCTAGAAGTTGTGCCAAAAGTAATGGCTGCCGTTCCAGTTCCAGTATTTAACAAGGCCACGCGAAATGCGCGGGTTGGTGTGTTAGTAATTAACTGCAGAGCGGATGATGCAGATGTTGTTAGGTCCAACCGAAAAGTTGGGGAAAGAATCTTTAAAGAGTCCATGATTATCCTCGTGATAGAGATGTTTAAATTATCCTATGTTTTTAGGTTTTTACACCATAAAAACAAAAAAAAGGCCACCTCTTTTGGAGAATGGCCTTTTCAGGTCTCATGCGGGATTAAGTCGCAATGAGTCCTTTATTACGCAACGCAACCAAAATTGCATTCACAGCAGTTGCAATTTCCGTACCTGTGGCGCTATTGCCAAGGTTTGTAATTGCAGCTGCTTGAATAACAGGGGTTGAGCCATGAAACGCCAATTTGTCTGCTGCGGCACCGGCGATTTGCACGCCGTCTGTTGAGTCACCGTTAAACAGGTAATTGGTTGATTGGGTAGTTGCTGGTCCTGGGTTTGCCATGATAAGGTTCCTTTCCTATTAAGCTGCTACGCGGCAGGCGAGTTCAGGGTAAAGCGGAGCCCAGCCGTATAAGACATCTAAACGGGTTGGGATGGAGTCGTTATTAATGGTGTATTGACGCACCACACGAATTGACAAACCATTGTCCTTATCGCTTGCACGGCCTGCAAAATGTACGCCGTCTGGCAATTGGAGGTCAGCAGTAGCCAAGGTAAACGCATTGCGATGGAATACCAAGTTCTGCGGACTGACAACACCAGTTTTGTTAAATGGTGTTACAGCTGCAGTTGCAGATGTGGTTGCCACGGTTACATTTTGGAACTGACCAGCAGTAATAATTGCAGGGCTGACGATGACAGTTGCTGAACCGCCGGAAGTAATTGTTACATCGGCAGTTACTACAAAGTTACGCAATACATTGCCGCCGTAGGGCTGGCGGTTCTGTGGGTTGACTGCAAACACACCAGCAATCTGAATGGTATCGCCTTGCTTTAATACGGCATTAGCGGTAACAGCAGAGATGGTGATGGATGAAGTCTGAGCCCAACCAGTTGTCAACGAACCTGTAAATGTTGAGGTATTCGTAGTCATTGTGGCCGTTGCGTAAGAACCATAAGTATGGGACACGATGTTTTGGTCCATATACCAGTTCATACCAATGGTGTCGCGCCCCATCATTCCCTTTTCATACTGGCCAGCGATGGAACCTTGTGGGTTAAATAAACCCTTTAAGGAGCCAACAATACTAGCGCCGGTGAATGGGTCAACAACGCAAGAACGCTTACCGTCACGGGGAGCGCCTTCACCATCCAAGAATGCCTGGGCGGTTAAGAATGTTGCGATGTCAGATGGAACTACACCAGCTGTACCAACGGTATTAGCGGTGTTGTCTACTGCCATTGTGGTGCCGTCAAAGTCAATTTTGTTGGCGATTGCTGCAATAGCTGGTTTTAGTACACGGTCCGAGAACATATCTAACGACAAAGACAAGTCTTGAGTCGTAAATTGTGTGTCCACATGGAACTGGGTACTGAGGGTTACTGGGGATGAAGTCTCGTTAAAGTCCTCAACATTCAGCGCTGGGCCGGTGGTACCGATAAAACGACCTGGGCGGCGGACATTGACTGTGTTACCAATCTTTGCACCGACAACCGCAAACTGGTCATCATAATTACGGTCTACACGACCAGTAAAGGTCAAACTGTTTTCCAAGACCATCAACGCCTCGTTGGTGATCATGGAGATGGTTAGCAAGTTATTTGCCATGGTAATTCTCCAAATTAATTTTAAAGTTACCCGTCATCGAATCTTTCCAGAGGCCCTTGCAGCTTTCCATTGCTGGTAGGTGCCATGAAATTTACGGTCAGAATCCAACGCAATATCGCTAGGATTCCCACCGGCTTTCAATGGGTTAATCGGTGCCGGAGCATTAGACTTCTTCGCAACAGGTTCTCTTACGCTCGGTTTAGCTGGCTCTATTTTTTCAAATTTAGCCTCTAAACGCCCGATGGCACGGAGTTGTGAGGTAATGGATTTCTCCGCCAACTCACGAGCAAAATCAGGATTTTCGGCCAAATAATATAGGATTTGTGGGCCTACATCACTCTCAATAATTGCATCGGTGACCGGTTGTGACACCGAGACATCGCTTGACGCAATCATTTCCTCGTAATCCGGCATATCTTGTTTCGCAACATCTAGTCGATCTTGGAACTTCTGCCGCATCCGCGACTGTTCCTCCTCAACCTTGCGAGCAAGTTCTGCTTGATCCCGCTCCCGCATCTTTCGATCAGTAGT